ATTCTGTCTCGTTTAGCGCCCATTTATTCACCCCCTGTTGCTTTGTGGCAATGTTTGCAATGGCCATTAATCATGCGCCACCCTACGCCGTATTGTTTGCAACGTTTACAAATCATTATTAGCCTCCTTTCCAGCCTTATAGCCTTTTGAATATAAATCGTCTAATTCTGCACAAGTAACTACTCTCTCGTGTTCTTGTAAGTTATGCGAGTTATCTAATTCAATCTCCAAAGGAAAAGCAAGTTGTTCTAATCTCTTTCTAATTCTTACCTTTTTCTCTAATGCTTCTATTGAGCAGTCCTTAGTAGGAGGGAATGAATTCATTACTCCTATTAGTGCTAACGTTTCTACTATTCGGTCCAATTGTTTACTTTGACTAAAGTTCATGGTCTCACCTAAATTACATAAATAACAATGGATATATAAGTCTACCGTTACTTAAATAAAATATTTAAAATAAGTATTACTACTACACTAGTTTTAATGATATTTATGTAAAAAAAGACTATTCTAAGCCTAGTTTAGTGCTTTTCTGGGGTTGTTTTACCCCCACTTCGGGGCTGTTTTGGGACGTTAATTGTCCCAAACCACCCCGTTTCATCATATATTCGGCTACAAAACCCATCATAGGGTTGTCTTTTGTTAATGCTTTGATTGTTGAGGCTCCTGTAGCATCATCTAATTTCTTAGAAGCTGCTCCAAGTGAACCAAAAAAAGAAGACTGGAACGCTTCAAGCTTATCATGCATGCGGTCCTCTATTTCGTTAACAATAACCTCTAGGGCTTCCATTAATATTTCGTCACTATCTTCTGATTGAATCCAGTTCGTCCATCGCTTTCTTGATAATTCGGCGATATAGTGTGACAAAAAAAAATAAAATATAGTCCATATTACGGCGTAAGCTAGTAGTGTGTAGGCGTCAATTTCCATTTATTTCTCGTTCAAGTAATCTTGATAATCGTTATAACTGCCACCTGGCTGTATAAACTTTTCCCAACATGCTTGAGTAAGTTTACCATCTACTCTATAGCATCCTGATTCATATTGGCGAGGACCAACAAAGTCATCGTTGGGGGCTTTTGGTGAGACCGCCCCCGAGTCTAATAAAAGCTTCAAAAAAGTAATAATGTTCATTTATCTTTACCAAATCCAAATCGTGTAAAAGTCATCTCTACTAAATCTTCAAAGCTAACACCGCCAGCAGGAGCACCAAAGCTACGTTTCTTAGTATATGCATCTTTAGTATCCTGTGTAATATTAACACCTTGTTCGGCTAAATATTCATAAAGATCATTAGCTTCTTTTAATGCTAAATATCCTGTAATTATAACTATCACTTGTTTTATTATTTCTGGGTTGTTAATTGCTGCAATAACATTATCATGACGTCGTTTATCGTTTAATGCTTGTTTCTGTGCCTTTGTGACTTTCTTTAGTGAGTAGCCATCTGGAATTAGAGCGTATGACATTAGAGGACGCCTGTCTCTTTTCCTGTAAGATATGCCAACACCAGCCTAACAAGTAATTGTTCCACGCTTCGTTTGTCATTAAACCACTTCGGGAGTTCGACATTATAGATGGTAGTGCTCATTTAAGTTTCTGTTGAGCCCTTAAAGATTGTGTTAACATGTCATTAATCTTGGCAAAACTAAAAGGCACAAAACTTTCACTACCATGACCCATTTTATCAATAGTTAAATCATATACAGCTCTATACATTGTTTTTAGCTTACGTTTTACTTGTGCTTTAGTTAGTTTCTTTTTAGGCATATGCTTCCCCCGTTAATGTAGCTCCCAAAACAATGGAGCCGCCACCACTTAACATTGTAAATAAGCATTTGAACGTGCTATAAGGGGGTATAATGATTGGAATCCAGTTCTCTGGATTCATAGTGGGCCGAGGTTCTCCGTGTCCTGTTCCTATAAGATTACCAGCAATAAGTTCACCGTTTAATTGTAAGTTATAATAAGAATCCGAACCATCAGCACCGTTTTCTAACCACTGTATTTGGAGTTTACCAACAATGCTTTCATTGCCTGTAGTAAAGTTTAACGCTACAATATCGGTCCCGTCAACCGTTACACTTCCACTATATGCATAAGCTAGAGTCTTTTCTGGATATCTTAGAAAGTTTATACTACTTCCAGTCCCAGAAGGAGCGCTCCCAACTGTATTTCCAGCACCGCCGCCGCCAACTAAAGGCATTATACTCCTTAAGCGAACTGCGCGGTAACTACTACGTCTATTGCTGCGTTGGTTGTGGTTGCTATAGAAAACTCACAAGAGTTTCCTGGTTGAACTGCTAAGTCAGTGTCATACTGAACAAAGTTCATGTTAGACCCTGTAGATGTTCCCATGGTCATTTGTCCGCCAGTTGCAAATACTGCGTCTCCGTCTTTCATTGCGTTACCGCTAATTCTAACTAAACCACAGAATTCTTCTCCTGCACCGTCACAAGCTAAAGCTATTGACAAGCTTTTGATGCTTGATACGTTGGTTGGGACTGTAAATGAACTGCTTACGCTAGCCCCTGCTAAGTTGTCCAATGCTTGGAAACTCGATGTTGCGCTTAGGCCACTTTCAGACCTACTTACTACTATTGCCATATTTTTTTCCTTAAGCCCTTAGTTTGAGCGGACCTATTGCTCCTAATATTTTGGAACCGCCGAGACTAGATACAACTAGTTTAGCTGCTAAAGCTCCTGCTCCGATTCTGACCATTTGGTCTTTGTTACTTTTGAATGCGCTACTTAGGGTTTTCAATCCGCCCTGTATGTCGCCTTTCAAGAATGACTGTGATGCTGCTCCTGCGTTTGCAGCGTCTAGAAATGCTAGACCTGCTCCTGTTTCAATTAAGTTAACTGAGAAAGAACGCTTTCTGCGCGTGCTTCTCTTTTTTCCTCGTCTTACTGCCATGTATTTCTCCGTTGTGGGGGTGTTGCCTACGAGCACCCCGAGATAGACAGTATTCAGTGCCTATTTATATTTCTGGTCACAACTGCCACATCTAGTAGGGTCTCTGTGTTCTCTCTGTTTTTTCCTATAATACATCTGTATTGCCTGCTCAATTATAAGTGAATTAGTCCACTTTCTAAAGGAGCCACTATTAAAACTAAGCTGTTGATATGCTTTCTTCATCTCATCTACCAGTATACGAGTGTCTGGTGTTAACCGTATAGTCACGGTTTCCTTTTGAATTCTGTCTCGTTTAGCGCCCATTTATTCACCCCCTGTTGCTTTGTGGCAATGTTTGCAATGGCCATTAATCATGCGCCACCCTACGCCGTATTGTTTGCAACGTTTACAAATCATTATTAGCCTCC